AATTACACCAACGCCGTAGCTGCATCTACCGTTACTACAACCCTGTTCACCATCCCTGCTGGCGCTCAGATTGTCAGTATTTTCATTGACACCTTGGTAGCATTCACAGGTTCCACCGCAGCCAACGTGGTGGTCGGTACTTCTGCCTCTACTGCGCTGTTCTGGGCTTCTACAGACATCACCAGCCAAGGTCGTTTGGCTAACACCAACGCTGCTGCCAAGCTGGTGAACTGGGCTGGCGCAACAAGCACCGCATCTCCTAATGGTATTGGTGTTGGCACTACGGATGTAACCATTCAAGCGGCGCTGACCCCTACAGTTGCTGACGTAACGGCTGGTACGGTGCAGTACACCATCGTATACGCTGTTGCTGACTCCACTGGTGTACAGGCTCCCCCTGCTAACCAGCAATAATTAGGTAGGGGGCTTCGGCCCCCTTGTGCAATATAAGGAGTCCTGCATGTCAAATAGTCCGCTAGTAAATGCGTTAACACCGGGCAATGCCCCCAATCAAGGCAGCCTTTCTAATGCAATGGCCCATAAAGGCATTGATGGCTCTGCGCAAATCACTTTTCCACAACGTCTTCGTGATGTTGTTGGCAAGCAAAAAGTAAGTCAATCCCAAAATATTTACGATGCCGACTTTGAGTATGGCATGCAGCCATTGCGTTGGGAAAACTTTATTGCAGGTTCTGCAACGATTGCACCTGCGCCCGGTCTTGGCGGCGTACAGATGACCCTTACGACAGCCAGTGGGGATATCACAATTCGTCAATCCCGCCCGTACCACCGTTACCAACCCGGTAAAACGTTGTACATGGCCTCTAACGTGAATTTTGGTACTACACAAGCTAACCAAGAGCAGCGTGTTGGATTCTTTGATGATGCCAATGGAATTTTTATATTGCAAAAGGGTGCAGCTACTACAGCAAATCCCTACGGCATGTATGTTGGTATTCGTTCTGATTCACAAGGCACTTCTGGTGGCGTTCCTGTTGACACTCTTGTTGATGTCAATTCATGGAACGGTGACCAAAATTTAATTCAGTCAATCAACTGGACTCGCGTCCAAATGATTTGGATGGAGTACGCATGGTATGGCGCTGGCGCATTGCGCTGGGGCGTGATTCTTAATGGCGAACCATATGTTTTGCACCAAATAGGAACAGGTAATAGCGCATTTACTGGAACTGCACAGACCAAACCTTGGAGCCGTACAGGCAATTTGCCCGTGCGTTACGAGCAAAGAAACACTGGCATAACAGCCGCTACCAACACAATGACACACTATGGTGTTTCCGTGCTGGTAGAAGGTGGAGTCAACGACCAGCGCGGATTTACGTATTCCTACGGCATGTCCCTTGCCGCTCCAACCAGAACCGTAGCTACCAATGCAGTTAGGTTCCCAGTGATGTCTTTTCGTATGCGCCCAATGGGGCAAATTTCTCAAGACCAATCGTTTAACTATAACGGTGCAAACGTAGCCACTGCCGCAGCTAACAACGCATTTTCTGCCGGTACAACTACAACACTAACAACCACTGGCGCAAGCATGACTGCAAGTGCGTATGTGGGGCGCATGATTTATTACGCAGCCAAACCCGGCGGCACTGTTTCCAACACCATTACCGCAGCTGTTGTTGCCTCTGCAACAGCCACAGGCACGATTGTGGGCACAACCATGACGGTTGGAGCAGTTACCAATGTGTACTATGTTGGTATGACGGTCACCGGCACAGGTGTTTCAGCTAACACAGTCATTACTGGTCAGCTTACCGGCGTACCCGGTGCGGTTGGCACTTACTCTGTGTCTGTATCTCAAACAGTAACTGCCACCACACTTACTGGCGCAGGAGCAGCAGTTACATTGACATTTGGTCAAAATCACAACTTGCTTGCAAACGGCCCATCTACAACTGCGTCTCAAGCAGGTGATGTGTTAAATCTGTCCGGCTTTACTACGACAGGCACTGTGGCAGCAAATGGCGTGTTCCCAGTGGTTGCAGTGCCTTCGGCAACTACGGCAGTAATTAACCTTGGATACGGGGTCACTACAACACAGATTGGTACTATCACTGTTGGTACAGTACTAGCGGCTTACACGGCCCGTATCACAGCAAACACTACTACCGTAATAACCTTTCAAGACGTTGTAACGGGCTTGGCAATGGCTAACGCACCTACGGGTAACTATCAAATTGGTTTAATTGACCGGGGTCAGTTGCTACCGCAGACATTGTTAATTAACGCATCGGCTACTTGTATTGTTGAGTTGATTGCATCTACTCCTACCGCTGAAGTAGGCTTAACAGGAGCAAACTTCCAAGCACTGTCTGGTTTGGGTTCATTCAATTCATTTGCAGAACGAGATGTAACGGCAACGTCTATGTCGGGTGGTGAGGTCGTTTACGCTTTTCCTTCACCACCTTCCGGTTTGCAGCAGATTGACCTGTCCTTCTTTTTCCCAGTTCTTACAAGCATCAAGGGCAATATCCCTGATGTTTTGACTGTGGCAATAACTACCGGGGCATCAAATCCAGCAATCAGCATCAACGTGGTTTGCGCGGAAGCAATGTCCTAACATGGCTAAGAAAACTCCATCCCTTGCAGTTGGTCGTGGAGAGAAGTTGCCCGTCTCCAAAGGGGCGGGTTTGACAGCCAAAGGACGCGCCAAGTACAACGCTGCTACAGGCAGCAACCTTAAGGCTCCACAACCAGAAGGTGGCCCACGCAAGAAATCATTTTGCGCTCGTATGAGTGGTATGCCGGGGCCTATGAAAGATGAAAAAGGCAAGCCTACTCGTAAGGCTGCTTCACTTGCAAGATGGAAATGTTAGGAACACAAAATGGCTGACATGAAATACACAGACGCAACTCCCGTTGATGAGCCAGTTGCTCCTCCTCCAAAGAAGAAGCTTGCACCCCCCAAGCAGTCCAAGCCGGTTCTTTACCCTGACTCCGTACCGGTGGATGAGCCAGTCCGTAAAGCTGCTGGTGGTTCGGTGTCTAGCGCATCATCCCGTGCAGACGGAATTGCCCAGCGCGGCAAGACCAAAGGACGGATGTGCTAAATGGAAAACTTGAATACGATATGGTCTGCGGGCCTAACAATGGCTACGACAGTAATTGGTTTTCTGCTTAAGGAAAAATTTGCAGAACTGAACCGAATAAGCATCCTGCTTAACAAAACGCGAGAGGAAATTGCCCGTGATTACGTTACTCAAACAGAAATTCAGCGAATTACTGACCACATTGACCAGCGCTTTAACAAGCTTGAAGCAAAAATTGACCAACTTATTCAAGCGGGGAAGTGATGCCAAGCACAAGTAAGAAGCAACACAATTTCATGGAAGCGGTGGCTCACAATCCATCATTTGCCAAGAAAGCAGGGGTTCCACAGTCTGTGGGCCAAGATTTCAGCAAGGCCGACAAAGGCAAAACATTTAAACGAGGTGGTGAGATGGCTACAAAAGGAATGAACCCATTTGCTAAATTTGAGAAATCTGGCAAGGATGTGGAAAAGAAGGGCATGAAAGAGGGCTCTAAAGCTGACATGGCTATGGACAAAAAGCAAATGATGATGAAAAAAGGCGGTATGACCAAGATGGCTACCGGCGGATTTGTTCGTGCTGCTGATGGTATTGCCTCTAAAGGCAAGACCAAAGCCAAACAAATCAAGATGAACAAAGGCGGCATGGCCTGCTAAGGAGTAATCCATGAAAGCAAAAGACCTAGCTGCTCTTGCGGCTCTTGGTGTGGCAGGTTATGCTGCCTACAACAAGTTTGGTGATAAAGCTGTTCCTGCATCAGGTGTACGGCCCGGAGCCACGCTTGGTAATAGCGGCAGTGCAAATGATTACAGCGCTGGTGAAAATGAAGCTAGGGACACATTCCGTTCTGATGCAAGAATGCGCCCAGATGCGGAGATGTCAGATGAATATGCTGGCATGCCTGCATACCAAGGCCGGTCAGCCAATCGCCTTGCTGAAGTACAAGGAATGGGTGATAACTTTCGTTCTGAAGGTATGCGACCTGATGCAGCCATGCCAGTTTCAGGTGGGATTGGAGCCCAAGGACGAGAAGTTTTGGGCAGAGAATTGCGACAGCCCGGACAAAATTGGGGCGGAGAAGGCCGTGCTCGTACTGCTGCTCCCGCTGCTGCTGAAGTTGTTTCCAAAACACGGGCATTTACCCCACCCGGCTCGCAAGATGCAATGGGAGCGTTTGCTAATGCTGGTCAAGCAGATGCAGCCGCGCCCAAAACAAGAGCATTTACCCCGCCCGGGTATGTAGCTTCTGCAAATGATTACAACCGTGCCAGCGCACCGAATATTCCAAGCAATGCAGCTTTGGGTGATTACGCTAGGGCAATCAACCCTGCAATGCAAGCAGACAGAATGGCAGCGGCAGCAAGCCCAAGCGCCCGTAAAACAGATGCGTTGGCGGTTACTTCTCGCGCCAATCAAGCTGCGTACCTTGCACAAAAACGCGCAGAGCAAGACCGAATCGACGCACTGCGTTCTTCTGGTGGCAGGCGTGCTAAAGGAGGCGTAGTCAAGAAGATGGCTTCTGGCGGTTTGGCAACTTCCAAGATGTCTTCTAAGCCAAAGCAGTCCACTGCATCTAGCCGTGGTGATGGTATCGCTCAACGTGGGAAAACCAGAGGAACCTTGCGGTGATGCCATCACGCGGCATGGGAGCCGTTAACCCGTCCAAAATGCCCGGCGCTAAAAGAAAAGCGCGTCGGGATGACACTGACTTCACGCAGTATGCCGAAGGCGGTAAGGTCAATTCTGCTGGCAACTACACCAAGCCCAGCCTGCGTAAACGCATCGTGTCTCAAGTGAAGGCTGCGGCTACGCAAGGGACTGGTGCAGGACAATGGTCGGCCCGTAAGGCGCAGCTTGTAGCTAAGAAGTACAAGGCTGCTGGTGGGGGATATCGTGATTGAACACACCAAAGATTGCCTTATTGAAGAAGCGGGACAGTGTACTTGCGACGCAATGACAGACGAAGAAATTGATGCTGAATTGCTCGACAAAGAGGATGCGGAATAGTGAAAGCACCGCAGCAATCCCTAAAAAATTGGGGCGACCAGAAATGGCGTACCAAGTCGGGAAAGCCGTCGTCAAAAACAGGTGAGCGATACCTCCCTGAAGCTGCTATAAAGTCCTTGTCTCCAGCCGAGTATGCTGCAACCACCAAAGCCAAACGCGCAGGTAAAGCAGCAGGCAAACAGTTCGTAGCCCAACCCAAGAACATTGCAAGTAAAACAGCGAGGTACAGATAATGGCTGAAAAATGGATTCAAAAGGCAATCAAAAAACCCGGAGCTTTGCGTGAATCGCTTGGGGTGAAAGGTGATAAGCCTATCCCCGCTAAGAAGCTTGCCAAGGCTGCACAAGCCCCCGGTAAGATGGGCCAGCGTGCCCGTCTGGCACAGACGCTTAAAGGTCTCAAGTAATGGCAACTTCAGGCAGCGCTACGTTTAACCTTGACTTGACGGAAATCGTTGAGGAGGCTTATGAGCGCACGGGTTCTGAGTTGCGTACTGGATACGACTTACGTACAGCCCGCCGGTCATTGAACTTGCTATTCGCAGACTGGGCTAATCGTGGTGTAAACATGTGGACGTTTGAGCAGGGCTCCATCACTCTGGTTCCCGGCTTGTCAACCTACCCCATTCCTACCGATACAGTTGACCTGTTAGAGCATGTCATCCGTACTGGAGAAGGCAGCGTTTCAACGCAGGCTGACCTAACCATTACCCGTATCAGCGTATCTACCTACGCCACTATCCCAAACAAGCTACAGCAAGCCCGTCCCATCCAAGTGTGGGTACAGCGGCTGGACGGGGCCACCACGGCATCACTGACAACCCTGAGTGCAGGCATTTCTGCAACTGACACAACCATCACAGTTACATCGGCTACAAATCTGCCAGATTCTGGATTCCTCTTGATTGGCACTGAAACCATCTATTTTGGTTATGCCACAGGTAATACCCTATACAACTGTGCGCGTGGGCAAAATGGAACCACTGCGGCATCCCACAGTACTGGAGATGCAGTAGCCCAACAAAACCTGCCCTGCATTACCGTATGGCCTACACCAGACAACTCCCAGACCTACACTTTCGTCTATTGGCGGATGCGTCGCATCGATGATGCTGGAAATGGTGTAAACACTATGGACGTTCCATTCCGATTTTTAAATTGTTTAGTTGCAGGCTTGGCCTATTACTTGGCTCTCAAAGTTCCTAATGCTATGGCTAGGCTGGATGTTCTCAAGTCCCAATACGACGAAGCGTGGGAGCTGGCCTCCACCGAAGACCGTGAAACAGCAGCGCTGCGGTTTGTGCCGCGTCAGACGTACATTTAATGGCAAACAGGTTCGCTTCCGGCAAGAGGGCAATTGCTATCTGCGACAGATGCGGACAGCAGTTTAAGCTCGTTGAGTTGCGCAAAGAAATTATCAAGACCAAGACGTATGACTTGCTTGTATGTAAGGCTTGTTGGGAACCCGACCAACCTCAATTGCAGCTTGGTATGTACCCAGTTGATGACCCCCAAGCCCTACGCAATCCGCGTAGAGATACCACGTATTACACTGCTGGCCCTATGACTGACGGCTACAATAGTGGCGGAAGTAGAGATATTCAGTGGGGCTGGAATCCGATTGGCGGCGCAGGCAGTACGGATATAGGTTTGACCCCCAACTACTTGGTCGGAACCACGAGTGTTGGTACAGTAACGGTTTCATAGGAGTCCATGATGGCTAAAGAAGACATGAAGAGTGACTTGGCGCAAGACAAGGCCATGATTAAAAAAGCGTTTAAACAACATGATGCCCAAGAACACAAAAGTGGAAAAGGCACTACGTTGAAATTAAAAAAAGGTGGGCCTACTACGGATGACCGTATGCGTATGGGTCGCAACTTGTCTCGTGCAGCTAATCAGAAAACGGGGTGAATCATGGCATACAGTATGAAACAAGGCGGCAAGGAAGTTGGCCCAGCCAGCGTTTACGCAGAACCCCACACAATGGATGGGAAGCGGATGACTAAGGCCCCACAAGAATTTGGTACAAATCCCGGTTTTCCGCCAAACCGTAGCAAGTTAGATACTGCGGATATGAGTGTAGGTGCATTCAGCAAGTCTGCTGGTGATGAGCCTATCAAAACAACTGGCATCAAAACACGCGGTAATGGTTGTGCTACCAAAGGCGTGACGGCAAGGGGCCCGATGGCATGAACTACTCTGAGCTTTCGTCGGCGATACAGACCTACACGGAAAACAACTTTCCGACGATTACCCTTGCGGATTCGTCTACGGTTTCGTCTACGGCTCAGATAAACCGCTTCATCCAGCAGGCGGAACAGCGCATCTATAACACAGTGCAGTTCCCTTCTCTGCGTAAGAACGTGACGGGAACCATTACGTCTGGCAATAAGTACCTATCGTGTCCTGATGACTATCTGTCTTCTTTCTCTTTGGCTATTTACTCTGGTTCCGGCCCGTTTACATTCCTAATTAACAAGGATGTGAACTTTATGCGTGAGGCGTACCCCACACCAACTGACACTGGAACACCCAAGTACTACGCTTTGTTTGGCCCGACAGTCGCTAGTTCTGTTATCAGCAACGAGTTATCTTTTATTCTTGGCCCGACACCTGACGCAACCTACTCCGTAGAACTGCATTACTACTACTACCCCCAGTCCATCACCACTGCAACCACGACTTGGCTGGGTGATAACTTTGACACCGTGCTACTGTACGGCTCACTGATAGAGGCATACACCTTTATGAAAGGTGAGTCCGACATGATTGCGTTGTATGAGGGCAAATACAAGGAAGCCCTTGGACTGGCTAAACGTCTGGGTGACGGTCTGGAGCGCAGCGATGCCTACCGTAGCGGGCAATATCGCCAAGCGCCTTTACCGCAGAATAGCGGGGTTGCATGAGCATCGTCCAAACTCAGACCACCAGCTTCAAGAAGGAGTTGTATCAGGCCGTCCACAATCTGTCCACAGACACCCTCAAGATTGCCTTGTACACAGGCGATGCCAACTTGAACGCGGACACTACGGCCTACTCATCGACCAACGAGGTTGTAGCGTCTGGCTATACAGCGGGCGGCAATACGCTGACCGGGGTAACTATCAGTTCCTCGGACTACACGGCCTATGTAAATTTTTCAAATACGTCTTGGACGGCTGCAATCACGGCTCGGTGCGCTTTGATTTACAACGTGACGCAGGGCAACAAGTCTATTGCAGTGATTGACTTCGGGTCAGACAAAACATCGACCACCACGTTTACAATCACCATGCCTACCAACACCTCCACTACCGCACTTATCAGGAGTTCAAATTGATTGTTACTACAACCAAAGGCGATATGGATGACTCCTTGTTGGAACATCGTACCGGTGAGGTGGACAACGACAACGAGTTCACTACGTGGACGGAGTACTGGTTAGAGGGTGAATTGGTTCACCGGTCTGTGCATGTAACGCTGAAGAAAATGCCCGTATTTGCAGGCGCTGAAACAGCTTCTTTTTAAGGGGAATTATTTTGGCAAACACTCAATCGATGTGTACCTCCTTCATGGGGGAACTGATGACTGCTACGCACAATTTTGGCGTGGCTCCTATCCGTGCAGCTACTACCGCAGACACGTTTAAAGCGGCATTGTATTTTGCTTCTGCAACCATCAATGCATCTACCACTGCGTACTCTACCACTGGTGAAGTTACCAATACATCTGGCACAGGCTATACGGCTGGCGGTGTCACAATAACCAACGGTACAGCCCCAACTGCTACCAATAGCTCATCTACGGCTGGCGTAGCGTACTGGACTCCTACGGCAAGCTTTTCTTGGTCTGCATTGACTGTAACGACCGCGTTTGACTCGGTGTTGGTTTACAACTCCACGCAAAGTAACAAGGCAGTCAGTGTTCACACCTTTGGTTCGCAGACCGTTACCGCAGGCACGTTAACTCTAACAATGCCGTCCAATACCACTACGACTGCCCTACTGCGTCTAGCAACAACCTAAAGCGGAGACGGCAGATGCCGTAGACCATGTTTGGTATATCCGCATTTTCCGAAGTACCGTTTAGCTCCCTTGCGGAAGTAGCGGGCGGTACTGCGCTTACAGGTGTATCCGCGTCTGGAAATGTGGGGACGGTATCAGCGTCTTCATCTTCAACTATTGCGCTTACAGGCGTATCTGCATCTGGAAATGTAGGCACAGTTGTAGCTTCCGCTATTTCGGCTACAGCACTTACAGGAGTTCAAACATCGGGTAGTGTAGGTACAGTCACACCGTCTTCGTCTTCAACAATTGCCCTTACGGGGGTTAGCGCAGCGGGTAGCCTAGGTACAGTTTTTTCGTCTTCAACGATTGTTCTTACCGGCGTATCCGCATCTGGAAACGTGGGAACGGTAGCACGAGGAGCTACGTCATTTGCTCTTACGGGAGTTCAGGCAGATGGTAGCCTAGGCGTACTTGCAGTCTCCTCTTCTTCAACTGTCGCGCTCACAGGAGTTCGGGCAGGGGGTAACGTAGGTACAGCTACAATAACCATATCTCCCAACTTTACGGGAGTTCAGGCAACAGGTAACGTAGGTACGGTGGCGCGTGGCCCAACATCGTTTGCACTTACAGGAGTGTCTGCGGCAGGCCAAGTTGGAGACATCGTTGCTGTTTACTGGCAAATAATAGATGACAGCCAAACTGCAAACTGGCAAAATATAAACAGCCCTCAAACTGCTGGGTGGGGGCTGGTGGATACCGCAGAAACGCCAAACTGGGCTTTGGTTAACACCGCTATTTAAGGAAAAACATGGCGCTTATTCTTGCAGACCGGGTAAAGGAAACCACCACTACGACTGGTACGGGGACAGTCACGCTCCTTGGAGCTTCCACCGGCTTTCAGTCATTCGCAGTCATCGGTAATGCAAACACAACCTATTACACCATTGCTGGGCAGGGAACGTCTGAATGGGAAGTGGGCATTGGGACTTACACATCATCGGGTACGACCCTTGCACGTACCACGGTTCTTGCCTCATCAAACGCAAATGCGGCTGTCAACTTCAGCGCAGGAACCAAAGACGTATTTGTTACATACCCTGCCGGGAAGTCTGTAAACCAAGACGCAAATAATCGTGTTTTGATACCTTACACATCGGGCACAACCAATGTAGGTTCTCTGAATGTAGGAGATGCAACATCACACACCGATTCCGGCGTGATTGCAGGATTTACCGCAAGTGAGCCGATTTATTTGTACACCAGCTTACAAAACACAAGCAGCGCCAACACATCGTATGCAAGTTATGCGGTCAACGATGGCGGGCATACGGCATATGCTGAATTGGGAATAAACAACGCAAACTATAGCTATTCAGCGGCAGGCTATCCAAACAATGGATTTTCAACACCACTGGCAAGTTTTGTCGAATCGTATGGTGGCCCATTGGTTATGGGTAGTTGGGACAATCAAAAAATCAGTTTTATCACCAACGGCGCTGTTAATACGACAGACGCAATGACCATAAACACCAATGGGTCAATTGCGTTTAATGGGCAAGTTGGAACTGCTGGTCAAGTTTTACAAAGCAATGCAACAAGTGCGCCAACTTGGGTAACTCCAACTAGCGGTGGTTCGTCAGTCGGCGCAACTCTTTACCTTAACTCAACTCAAGGAGGCTTCTAATGGCAGCTGGAACCGCACCAATTTTCCCAAGCACCCCTTATGCAGTCAATGCATCCCTAGCGGCTGCAACGGCTTGCACAACCCGTGGGCCTACAGCTACAGCATCACTTGCTGGTGCTAACATTTTGGCTTTTGTGCCAACCAGCACCAATGGACTCCGCATTGATTTGATACAAGTCAAAGCGTGTTCAACTTCAATGACAGCGGCAACTGCGGCAAACATTGTGGGTATATGGTTGTGGGATGGCACTAACGCATATTTGTATGATGAAATTTTGGTCACAGCGGTAACGCCATCAGCTTCGGCAACAGCTTCGTTTGTTGCTCAAAAAAGCTATACTACATTGGTTCTCCCATCAACTTTTGCTTTGTATGCTTCAGTTGGTGTAACCACTACGGCTTCAACAACTGCGCTGAGTGTTCAAGCGTTTGGCGGGTCTTACTAAAATGACGTTTCCTAAGTCATTTCAAGTTGGGGGAAGTCTCCCCATTCCATTGACTATTAGCAATAAAACGGCGGCCTATACGGTTGTTGCTGGAGATAGCGGCACAGTTATTAACTGCACCAGCGGTACGTTTACCGTTAGCCTGACTGCTGCGGCTACTTTGTTAAGTGGGTTTAATGTATCTATATGGAATACAAGCACTACTGCTTCGGATGTAATTACCATTGACCCAGCAGGTGCAGAAACAATTGATGGCGTAGCTACGCTAATCCTGCGCCGTGGTGAGGGAATGCAGATTGTCTGCAACGGTACTAACTGGGATACCGGCAATAAAAAAGTAATGCGACTTTACGCCGAGAATGTAATATCTAGTACTACAAGACCCATAGCATCACAAGCTAATTCGGTGGCTATTGGCCCAGGTGCAAATGTCACTGGTATTGGTGCAATTGGATTTGGTTATGGCGTTACATCGTCAAATGATTATGCTGTAGCAATTGGAGCAAATCCAACAGCAAGCGGTGGATATTCAACTGCTATTGGCGGCAACGGTTTTTCTAGTGGTGCTCAAGCAACTGCGTTAGGCGCTGTATCATTAGGTGCTTCTTACGCATCAGGCACGGATAGCTTTGCCGCTGCTATTGCAAATAATACAAGCACGTATGGAGCGTCGGCGGCTAATGCAATAGCAGTAGGATACTTACAAATTGCCTCTGCTCAATATGCTTCTGCCGTAGGTGGAAATGCCAACACTGCTTCTGGTATTGCTTCAGCAGTTTTAGGCGGTGCAAATGGCACTACCCGAGCTATTTCTGGAAATATAGTATCTGCCGCAAGCAATGCACCAATTGGCGCTACTTTGGGCGGTAATCAATTAGCAATGCTTATTCTTGCTAGGCAAACAACAGATGCAACTGCTACAGTGCTTGCTTCTAATTCTTCTGCGGCGGCAGCAACCAACCAAATAACTTTACCCAACAATTCAGCGTATTATTTTCGTGGCGAAGTAATTGCTGGAGTCACAGGTGCTGGTGATACTAAGGGTTGGTACATTGAGGGCGTAATCAAGCGCGGCGCTAATGCTGCGGCTACTTCTATTGTTGGTACACCTAGCGTAACGTCACTGTACGCAGACGCAGGGGCAGCAACATGGTCTGTAGCTGTCACAGCAAATGCGACTTTAGGTTGTTTAACAATTACCTGTACTGGTCAAGCAGCCACAACCATTCGCTGGGTAGCACAAGTTCGCACAACCGAAATGACTTACTAAGGAACCAAAATGGCTATTCAATTAAACCTATCCACTTCGCAATATGGCGTTCCTTTCACGGGCGCTTACTTTCGCATTGTCACCGCATCAATATCTCGCACACGCAGTGCAGATAGTCGACACAGCGTAATGATTGATGTTGCTGGCTACGCTACGCGACCTAGTGACGATGACACACGGGATGTAGATTTCCGCCGTTACCACTGCCCGCTGTCGGAAATAGAAGCTAAAGCTGGCGATACTTTCTTGGCTAAGTGCTACGCTTGGGTCATGGCTCAAGACGATATGAACGGCTCGGTGGCAGTATGACTACAGCATACACATCCCTACTTGGTCTGGCCCTCCCTGTCACCGGAGAACTGTCCGGCACATGGGGCGACACGGTCAACAACTACATTACGCAGTACCTCGACGCTTCCGTTGCAGGTACAAACACCATCAGCACCGATGCAGACGTAACGCTGGTCAAGACTACCAATGCATCACTGAGTGGCACTTCTTCTCAGTACGCAGTCTTGCTTTGGACGGCTGGTGGCACAGCAACCCGCACCATCATTGCTCCGGCAGCATCGTCAGGTAGCCGTCAGTTCTACGTCGTCATCAACAAGACCTCCAGCACACAGTCCATCAAGCTGTGCGGCGCGGGCCCCACCACTGGGGTGACAATCACTGCAAACAACTCGGCTATTTGCGCATGGAACGGCTCTGACTTCATTCAAGTAGCTGGGCTTGTAAACCTAACTACCAACGTCACCGGCACTTTACCGGTAGCCAACGGCGGAACAAGCTCCGCAACGCTGACACTCAATAACGTCCTGCTTGGCAATGGCACATCTGCCCTGCAAGCTGTAGCGCCCGGAACTTCTGGTAACGTACTTACCAGTAACGGTACAACTTGGGTTAGTGCTGGAGGAATACCTGTAGGTTCATTCATGTGGCACACAGCATCGTCAGTTCCAACAAGCTATCTAGAAGCAAACGGCGCTGCTATTTCCCGAACAACCTACGCTTCGTTGTTTGCGGTCATCGGCACTACATATGGAACCGGCGATGGGTCTACAACCTTTAACGTGCCTGATGTACGTGGGTACTTTGTCCGTGGATATGACAACGGTAGGGGTGTAGATGCTAGTCGCGTTTTTGGCTCCAATCAAGTTGCTACTCATGTTGGGGTTATCAATGATTCTCGTACAACACAGCAAGCTACTGCACAAACACAAGGTGATGCTATTACGTACGCATCAGAGTTGTATTACATAATGAGTGGGTATCAAAACACATCAGGAAGCGGTAGCGCAAATGCAGTTGGCGCACGCCCAATCAACATTGCGTTTTTGCCTTGCATTAAGTACCAATAACCATGAAAACCGTAATCCAACTAACTGCTGACGGCTACTACTCTGGGTTGGTTACTGCCCATGAGTCTCCATTGGAGCCGGGGGTTTACCATTACCCAGCCGACTCGGTGGACGCACCACAACCAGATATCCCAGCCAATAATCTGGCAAAGTGGGTTAACGGGCAGTGGGTCTATGAAGAGATTGTTTCGTATGTTGTACCCAAGCCAACAGTTGAAGCCTTGCAAGCGCAATTGACTGCATTGCAAGCGCAGATTGCAACTCTAACGAATGTGTAAACAATGTGCGCTGGCTTGTCCCCATCCTCATCCTGTCTTTGGTCTACGGGGCGACGGTCAAGCGCGAGTGCAGTGTCAGTGAGTTTGTAAATATTGCTTATTCCACCCATGATTCCAAAGAACGTACAGACAAAATTTGGGGGTGGTTAGAAGAGTCAGGGCCGGTATGCACCAAGGAACAGCTAACGCTAATTTACTCTAACTTGGGTAACATACTAGGCAACGCAGACAGCATGAAGGTTCGGGCAAGAATTGAACAGTTACATGAAAGGGCAAAGTGATGGACGCTAAAGACCGGTTAATTTATTGGGTCACGATGATGGTGACCGCCACCCTATGTTCCGTGGTTGTTGTCCTTATCGGGGCGCTTGTTCACGGTTTGTTTGTGAAAGAAGTGGACAACACCAAGATTTTTGAAATCATTGGCCCCGCGTTTCAAACCATCGTGGGCGGTTTAATTGGTTGGCTATCTGGCCTGAAGGTCGGTTCCCATATGGACGAAATCAAAGTAGGAGAAACAAATGGCGCTTGACCCCGTATCCGCATTGCTCGACATTGGTGGCAAGGTCATGGACAGGCTATGGCCTGACCCCGTGCAAGCTGCCGCTGCCAAGATGGAACTATTTAAACTGCAACAGTCCGGTGAGCTATCTATCATTGCAGGGCAGTTAGAAATCAACAAGGCGGAAGCTGCCAACCCCAGCATTTTTGTCAGCGGTTGGCGACCCGGTATTGGCTGGGTGTGCGGTGCAGGTTTTGCTGTGCAGTTTGTAATCGGCCCGTTGGCTGAGTGGGGCAGTGCGCTCTACGGTCACCCCGTGAAGTTCCCCCAGATGGACATGGGAACCATGATGCCGCTCATGCTGGGGATGCTTGGCTTGTCTGGTATGCGCACCGCTGAGAAAATCAATGGCGTGGCAGCAAAGTGAACCTCTTCATTCCCGTTCTGTACATCTGCCTCAATGGGCACTGTGAGTTTTTGCAACAGCTTGCGATATATCCCGATGAGGAAATGTGTAAACAGGTTGTTGCCGTAAAACGGGAATGGTACAAAGAAAACACCAAGGCTACGGTTGACACAACTTGCATCTCTGCTCCAGCCAAAGTGATGGAAGAAGATGCTAAACCTAAGCCAAAGCGCAAGGAAACCACATGATTAACTCTCGCAGCCTTGATGACCTAGCTCCACCCGCCAAGCAGCGGGCGCAAGCCTTTGTAGAAGCTGCTAAGGCTAAGGGCATCGACTTGCTGGTGACCTCCACCTACCGCGATAACGAAAGCCAAAACGCACTGTATGCGCAAGGACGTACAACCCCCGGCAATGTCGTAACCAGAGCTAAGGCGGGGCAATCGTGGCACAACTGGCGCTGCGCCTTGGATGTAGTTCCCCTCGTCAACGGCAAGGCCATCTGGGATGACCAAGCACTGTGGAAACAAGTCGGCGAAATTGGCAAGTCCTGCGGGCTTGAATGGGCTGGTGATTGGGTGACATTCAAGGAGTTTCCGCACTTC